GGGGGGTTTTGTTTTAAAATGAAACAAATTGTCATTCCCTACAAACCAAGAGAAATCCAAAAATTTTTGCACAAAAAATGCGATGTGAACCGGTTCAATGTAATCGTTGTTCATAGAAGAGGTGGCAAAACTGTGTTCGCCATTAATCACTTAATTAAAGCTGCACTCACTAATAAAAAACCTTATCCCAAATACGCCTTTATTTCGCCATACAGAGTTCAAGGCAAAAGCACAGCTTGGGATTATATGAAACAATTTTCTGCTGCCATACCAGGAACTAAATTTAACGAATCAGAACTGAGGGTAGATTTCTCTGTTAATAATTCAAGAATACAAATCATAGGTGCTGAAAATAGTGCTGCAATAAGAGGACAGTATTTTGATGGAATTATCGTAGATGAAACCCAGAATATTTCGCCTGATTTATTTGATACAGTTTTAAGACCTTGTCTGTCAGATAGAAGAGGGTTCGCCATTTTTATAGGTACGCCAATGGGTCGTAATTGGTTCTTTGAATTACATCAAACAGCTAAAGAAACTAAAGATTGGTTTACTTGTCAGTTCAAAGCTAGTGAAACAAAAATTATCCCCAAAGAAGAACTAGATGCTGCCAAAGCCACAATGTCTGTTGATGCTTATGAACAAGAGTTTGAATGCTCATTTCAAGCTGGGGTGTCCGGCAGTTATTATGGCAATATTATGGAAGAGTTAGAGAAGAAAGATAAGATCAGAGATTTTAAAATAGAACCTGATTTAGAAGTAGAAACTTGGTGGGATCTAGGAATGAATGATAGCACAGTAATTATTTTTGCACAGAGAAGAGATAATGAGATTAGAATTATAGATTGTTATGAGAACTCAAGTGAGGGATTAGAGCATTATGCCAATGTGCTAGATGAAAAACCCTATACTTACTCAAAGCATATCGCACCCCATGATATAAGGGTTAGAGAGATTGGCACTAATAAATCTAGGTGGGAAACGGCAAAAGAGCTAGGCATAGAATTTGAAGTTGCTCCCAAGTTGAGTATTGAAGATGGCATAGAACAATCAAGACGATTGTTGCCAAAATGTTATTTCCATAAAAGTAATTGCAAAATGCTTGTAGAAGCGTTAAAAAGCTATTGTAAGCGTTGGGATAGTAAAAATAACTGTTTTAGAAATAGACCAGTTCATAACTGGGCATCTCACTTTTGCGATAGCTTTAGATACGGAGCTGTAGTAGAACCTATTGAAAGAAGCGATTGGAAAAAACCAATTCAAGTGAATACGAATTACATAGTTTAATATGGCAAATAAAAAAATCATTGAAATAGCAGAACCTAAGTTAAGAAATATTTTATCTAATCAAATACAAAATGCTTTAGGATTTTTGGGAGGACAACTTTCAGAAACAAGACGAAAGTCTTTAGAATATTATTTAGGCGACAGACTAGGCACAGAAATTGACGGCAGATCGCAAGTCGTAAGTACAGATGTAGCAGATACGATTGAGTCTATGCTACCAGGTTTATTAAGAGTATTTACAGCAAGTGATAAAGTTGTGAGTTGCGAACCTGTTACTGGCGAAGATGTTGCTCTTGCTGAACAAGCGACAGCTTATTTAAATCATGTTTTCTATAAAGATAATCCAGGTTTCAAATTATTATATAATTTTTTTAAAGATGCCTTAATAGAAAAAAATGGTTTCTTAAAAATTTACTTTGACCAATCAGAAAAAGTAGAACATGAAACTTACCAAAATTTAACACTAGCTGAAAAAGAAGCTCTACTAGATACTAAAGATGATATTGAACTTGTAGAGGAAGAAATTATAGAAGATAGAATTGCAGCAGAACAAATTGAATTAGCAAAACAACAAGCTGAAGAGCAAGGTTTAGATATTTCACAAATTAATTTTCCTGACCCTGTTTTATATAATTGTAAAATTAAAAGAATTAATAAAACTGGAAAAGTAAAAATTGAGTCTATACCACCTGAAGAATTTTTAATTAATCGTACAGCAAAAACCATTGATGAAGCTGACTTTGTTGCTCATAAAGTTTTAATGACAAGATCAGAAATTGTAGAAATGGGTTTTGATCCTGAAGAAGTAGATACGCTTCCAGCGTCTGAGCAAGATATTTATAATGATGAATCTATTATAAGAAATCAAAATATAAGTAATTTTCAAGTTAATGTTCCAACAGATAGATCAACAGAAAAAGTTTTAATTTATGAGTCTTATGTTAAATACGACCATGATGAAGATGGTATAGCAGAGTTAAGAAAAATTCTTTCGGCAGGTGATGATGGTATTAGAGTTTTATCTAACGAACCATGTGATGGTATTCCTTTTGTTTCTATTACACCTATTCCAATGCCACATAGATTTTATGGTAGATCCATTTCAGAATTAGTTGAAGATATTCAATTAATGAAATCTACAGTAATGCGTCAGTTGTTAGACAATATGTATTTAACAAATAACAACAGAGTAGCGATCATGGATGGTATGGTTAATATGGATGACTTATTAACGACAAGACCTGGTGGAGTTGTAAGAACTAAACAACCACCAAGCCAAGTCATGCAACCTTTACAAGCTCAACCGATTTCACAACAAGCGTTTCCATTATTATCTTATTTAGATTCTGTTAGAGAAGTAAGAAGTGGAGTTTCTAAACAAGCACAAGGTTTAGATCCTAATACTTTAAATGCAAAAACAGCTACAGGCGTAAATGCTTTAATGACTCAAACACAAATGAGATCAGAATTAGTAGCAAGAGTATTTGCAGAAACAGGTGTTAAAGATTTGTTTAATAAAATTTTTGAACTTATGGTTAAGTATCAAGACAAAGAACAGATTATAAAATTAAATAATAAATATATTCCAATCAAACCTACAGAATGGAAAGACAAATTTAATATTACTGTAAGTGTTGGTTTAGGAACTGGTACAAAAGAACAACAACAAGTTATGTTAAATGGTATTTTAGAAAGACAAATACAAGCATTTCAACTTCAAGGTGGAAAAGAATTGCCAATGGTTAATCTTAAAAATATGTATAACACTCTATCTAAGATTGTAGAGAACTCAGGACTTAAAAATGTAGATGCTTACTTTGTAAACCCTGATATGGGTAAACAAATGATGCCACCTCCTGCTCCTCCACCATTAACACCTATTGAAAAAATAGAATTTACTAGAATACAAAGCGAAGAGAAGAGAAAAGTAGCTGAATTAGAATTAAAATACAAAGAACTACAACAACAAAACCAAGAAATGTTACTAGATTTTGAAGCTAAGATAAAAGATATTAGCTTGAAATATAATACGCAATTAGATACAGCTAAAATAAAAGCTGATGCTGATTTAGATAAGGTTATGTTAGCAGCAGGAAGTAAAACTCTTGAACAAGCAAATAAATCTGCTAATATACTTAACAAGCAGATACAAGGATTGAATGGAAACCAAAGATCAAACGCAACGGACATTGGAAATAGGCAGATCCAACCAAGCGAAACAGATTTTACAGAATGATCTTTTTAAAGAGTCTATAAACACTCTTAAAAAAATTTATTCTGAAGCACTATTAGAAAAAACTGGTGCAAAAGAAAGCGATACAAGGGAAAAACTTTGGATCGCTTATAATGTTGTTGGAAAAGTTGAACAACATTTACAAAGTATTCTTGAAACAGGAAAATTAGCTGAAAAGCAATTAGAGATTTTCCGAAAAGACCAACAAGATAAGAAATTCTAACTATGTTAGAATAAGCCAACCTAATATCTAGGAGCTTAAACACAAACAGGAGGACTTAATGTCTAACCAAAACCCATTACTGAACGATAAAAAATCAGTAACAGGTGCAGCAAAATCCATTGAGGGATTACTAGACCCTGAAACGGCAACTATTAAAACTCAAAAGGAAGCAGCACCAGTTGAACCAAAAGAATCTGAAGTGAAAGCTGAAGATACTCAAGAGGTACAACAAAAACCTGAAGAACAACTTGAAGATAAAGTTCAAGAATCTTTTGATGAAGAAGAAGCACTTAAAGAAAATGCTATTGAAGAACAAACAACCGATTACCACCAAGTTAAAGTTAATGGTGAAGTAATTGAAGTTGACCTTGAAGAATTAAAAGCAGGTTATCAAAAAGATGCAGATTATAGACGAAAAACAGAAGAAGTAGCTCTTGAAAAAAGAGAGTTGTTATCGGAAAAAGATCGTCTTGCGAAACAATACACAACTAAGCTAGAAGATTTAAATTCGCTTACTGTGGCTTTGAACGCTGAAGTAAACAACGACCTAAATGCCAAAGAACTTGATAAACTTTGGGATGAAGATCCAACTGAAGCAGCTAGGATTGATCGTAAAATCAGAAGAAGAAGAGAAACACTTTCTCAAGCTCAGAAAAGATTAAAAGATCATCAACAAATGCAGTTTCAGGAAATCTTAAAAGAGGAGCAAAAAAAGGTAGCTATGAAGTTCCCTGATTTGCAAGATCCTGTTAAAGGAAACTCTTTAAGAACGAACATGACGAATTATTTATTGCAAAAAGGATTCAACGATAAAGATGTTTCCTCAATTTATGATTCAAGAATGTTTGAAGTGATTGTAGATGGAATGAAATATCAAGATAACAAAAAGTTGAAACCAACTTTAGTTAATAAAAAAGTAAAACCATCAAGAGTTGTTAGATCAGGAGTAAAAACTACAAAGGCAGAAGAAAATAGTCAAGCAAGGTTGGGTAAAATTAAAACGCTGAGAAAATCAGGAAATGCAAGAGATGCAACTGATTTATTGATGCGTTATCTATAAACAATAACCTAACGGAGAACAAAAATATGCCTGCATTAGCAACATATACAACAGTTGGTATAAGAGAGGATCTAGCTGATATTATTTACAATATATCACCTACTGAAACTCCTTTTATGTCAGGTGTTGGTAAAACAAAAGCAACAAACACACTACATCAATGGCAAACAGACGCCTTAGCTGATGTAGCTGCAAACGCACAAGCTGAGGGAGCAACAATATCGTACCCTACACTTGCT